AGGCTATCTTTGCATTTTCTTTTGCAGCATCAAGTTTTAATTTTTCTTTTTCTAATTCAACTTTTGCTTGTTCTAATGCAACTAACTGTTGCTCTGGTGTCATAACTTGACCTGCTGCCATATTTGCATTTAATACATCTTTTGCTGCAGCAGCCATAACAGCTTCAACATCTGTTGGTGTTCTTGGTTGTTGTGGCATTTGCTCCATCATAACTCTAGAAGTACCACTCATTTGTTCTTGATATTTCATAGTTGTATGTTCTTGTATATTAGCTTCTAATACTGGCTTTACTCTAGCCATAATAGGATTCGCACCATTCATAGGATCTTGTAAGTATGCCATCTTTACTTGAATATGAGCATCATGATTTTGTCCTGGAAATGCAGCTATAGGTATACCTTTTGTAGCAGCCATAATATCAGATACAGGATCTAATGGTTGAGGTTGTGGTGCCATTGGTAATATCTCTTCTATGTTCGGCATATTAGCAGCATTTAAAATTGTTCTATTTAATGCTTCAAGATTAAACATTCCTGGTGGTGATTGTTGTGCCATTTGTAAGGCCATATTAGCTAACATCATTCTATGTGCATTACTCGGTATATTAGGATCACTTACAGGTATAACATCTACAACACCATCAAAATCTTTTTTAAATATTTCTCTACTAGCATTTGGAACATCATAAGGATATTGTGTTGGAAGATAATCATAATCTATTTCAGCAATAATTTTAAATTCATCTCGTTGAGATTTATGTAATCGTTTGTGAATACCAGAAAAGAATTTACTAGAAGCTTCTATTAAAGCCATAGTAGTTCCAACTGGTCCATAGGAGGCAGCATCAGAAACTATTTGTTCTGTGCTGTCTGCAAACTTCTGACCTGCAGCAGTTACAAATCCAAGCATGTTGTATAGTACCGAGGAAGGCTCTTTATATGGGAGAGGAACAATCGCCTTTTGTAAGTCTATACCAGTTGCTTCGACCTCCTTGAACTCACCAGGAGCAATAGGTTCGTTGTCGCCCACCATTCTTACTCCTTTAGCCTTAAAACCTCCTGGTAAATTAGCAAACTGTCCAGCATCAACAAGGCTTCTCATTGCTGCTGTTGCTGTTAATGTTAAATTACCTAGGAAATGTATAAGACCTAACCCATAAAAACTAAAGCCTGGCACAAATTTGTAGTGGACAAAATGCATCCTTTTTTCTTTATTTGCATCATTTGCTTTATAGTTTCTACGAATACTTAATACTTGGCGAGACTCCTGTTCTACTGTTACAATATAAGGAGCAAACTCGCCTTCTTGACATTCTGGGTCAGGGATATCAAGATATAAATGTTGTTCTAGTAATACATATTGTGGATCATTATCAGATGTTGGTGATATTCCCATAATAGTATTTATTTTTTCTGCAAAACCTGTTTGAGATGGACTACTTGCATCTGGTAAATTTGTATCAACATAAATACCAGACTCCATATCTTTTTGCATATCAACCGGATTACGATAAATTACGTGTGTATATCGTTCTGCTTTTCGTAAATTAGAAGCATAGTACGATACATAAAATTGATCAATCGGTACAAACTCTGAAACAGGTCTTTCTAATCCAGCATCATAATATACTTTCTTAATGGCAGAACCTATGAGTGGTAAATGAAATAACATTCTTTCAAACTCATCAAAGTATTCTGGCATTTGTTCAGTCAGCTGATAGTTCATAAAGTTCTGAACTCTATTTGCCTGTTCTTGTTTATCAACAGATTGGTTTCCTAGTATCTGTGCTTTAACAGGGCCACCAGAAGGAAATAATTCTTGTGATGCTTTTGCTTGAAATTTAACAGCAGATTCAATTAATAATGGATGAACTGCTGTACATGCACCTTCAAAAGGTTCTGTTGCATCTTCTAATTTTAAACCTAATAAATCAAAACCTCTTTCAAACATAGAATCCCATTCTCCTCTAGATTCTTTATCTGCTTGAAAGTTATCAATTACAGTATGTGAAATTGTTTTTAATATTTGATCATCTAAATCTGATGCAATATTTGCATAATACTCTGCTGCTACAACTTCTTCTTGTATATTCTCTTTACCAAAATTTACTACAACTCCACCATCTGTATCTACTTCAAAAGAAACATCTGCATCTGCTTGTGGTGTTTCTATTGATACAACATTTGTTGTTTCTGTTTTTTGTTCAAATGGATTTTTTTCTATTGCCATTATAGCCTCTCCTTAATATAGCCACCAGTTTTAAATCTAGCTGCTCCTTTTTTTAAATAGTCTTTTTTCATTTGTGGTGTAATCTCTAATCTATATGATATACCATCTTTAGTATTATTATCAACAAATGTAGTATCACGTTTTGCATTATATTTTTTTGCTATATCATTTAAATATCCTACATATTTTGTATCATAATTTCTACCAACTTTTGCTGACTTATGAATTAAAAGTGCAACATTTATTGATTTTTTTATTCCTTCTTTAACTTTTTTAGTCATAATAGAGGCAGTTTTTCTTTCTGTTATTTTATCTAATTCTTTTCTTATTTTTTCAGGTTCAACTTTCATTTGTACTGATTTTAATACTCTTTGTAATACAGGTTGTGATAATTTATATAATTTATATTTAGATAAAATTTTATCTAGTTTTTCTTTATTAGCAAGAGATAGCATTGGTAAATAATTTGGATTATTTTTCATTATATATCTATTTTCTGAATAATCTAAATCATCTTTTGATCTTTTTGGAAATTCAATATCTTCAATATCCTTTAAGAAAGAATCTAAATTTTCAAATAATGTATCTCGTGCCTCTAGTTTATCTAGTTGTAAATCATATTGCCCTCTTGATTGTGAATATCTATTATACTGTACTCTACCTGGCGTTAAAGTAACACTCGGTATATCTCTTTCTGCAGCATCACGTATTATTCTATCTATGGGAAGTTTATACCAATCATCTTTTATCACAGGAAATTCTGGTGGTAACTCTCTTAATAATGTATTTAAACGATTTCTATTTTGTAATCTTTTACTTTTATTAGATAATCTATTTAATATTTTATCGTTTTGATATATCTCATTAAAATCATCTAAAACTTTCTTAACATTATCTATTTCTTTTCTAATATTTATTAAGTCTTCTTTAAGTATAGGATTAATTCTATCTACATTAGCTGGGCTTGCTGTTTGTTGATAGTTTAGTATTTCACCTTCTATGTCACGTTCTGTATCTCGTAAAGCTACCATCTTATCACCTAAAGCATCTATATCTACATTGTGTTTTTTTTGTAATTCTTTTGATTTTTTATATATAGCCTTTTCAGTTACTTTTAATTCTTCTATTGTTTTTTCTTTTCTAAATTTAATACCTTTTGGAACATACCCTTTTCGTAATAGTTCAACATCTTGTTTTGTAATACCTGGTAGTAAAGTTTTATCTTCACTAGAATCACCTAGTATATAAAAAGAATCAGCATCTTTTTCTGCTTGTCTTTTAGCTGTTATTACATCAGCTGCATGTTCTGATTGTATTTCTTCTATATGTACTGTAGGGTTTCCATCACTATCTATTCTATCTTTAACTCTTACTCGTGAAATTAAATTTTCATCACCATAATTATGACTCGGAATAAATGGTAAAGGTTTATTTTTTCTTTCATAATTTTCTAATTTATCTTTTAAACCTTGCCATTCTATTGTAAGTCCTTCTGGTGTATTATAGGTATACTTATTACCTATCTTTACTAATTCTGCTAATCGAACTTTTTCTTTATTTGTTAAAGGATATTCTAAATTTCTTTCTCGCCATTTTTGAGGAATTGAAAAAACAAATTCTCTATATTTTTTTGAATTAGTTCTATCATCTCCATCTATAGTATATTCACCATATTGAGGATTATTTTTCCATCCAGGATCTCTTGGATTATAACTATATACTCTTTCCTCAATAGGAATACTATGTTGTTTCATATAGGATTGAATTTGTTCTTTTGTAACTTCTTTTTTACCTTTTAAAAATTTTGTTAATCCTGTCCAATCAAGTTCTTCTTGTTTAGCTTGTCCTTTTAATCTATTTAAAAATGCTTCACCAGAACCTTTTTTTTGTTTTAAATTATTTACAGCATCTTCTAATCTTGAAAAAGTTGGGTTTTGTGATATTTGTAAAGTTTCTGCTGGTTGGTTTGTTACATAAGCTTTATTATAAAATCTTGTAACTTTATCTAAAAATGGCATTGCTTTTTCTAGTTCATTATCCAGTATTTCATTTTCAGATCTTCCCATTCTAAATATTTCGTCTCTAGTAGAATGTACTAATCTACTCTTATCAAAATCTTCTTTTATTTGCTTTTTATAATCATCTATATTTTTAATTTTATTAAAAATAATTTTATCTATATGTTTATCTTTTAAATCTTGATAAGATGAAAATTTTCCTAATTTAATTTTTTCTAAACCAGAAACATCTGCAATAATTTCATCTTGCATATCAATTAATTTTTTAACATCTTCTGCAGGATTAATTTTTTTAAAACCTTTTATTGGTTTAGCTATAATATTTTTATTTTTTAATTGTTTATTAATAGAAGAAGTTATATTATTTTTATATGCACCCATAGCTAATTTTATTTTATTTTGAGGAACATTATATTTAACTATCTCATACCTATCTTTAGGGCCCATTTTACCCTTTGTAGATGGGTCAGTAGCTCTTTGTGTAAAATAATCTAAAGTTTTTAAATTAGCTTCTGGTGTTAGTGAACCAGAAATTAATGTTTCTGTATCTTGATAATCTTCTCTTCCTATTATATTTCCTTTTGGATCTTCTTTTACTTTATATTTAATAAGTCTATAGACTGGAATAATACTGCCTTCATTAAAACCTTTTTCTTTTAAATATGTATTTGTTTTATCAGCAGCAGCATCAAAGTCTAATACTATATTTGGATTAACATTATCTTTACCAGAAATAGCAGGATGCGTTATTAACTGATTCCTTGTTATTTTTTCTGGCATAGTTATATACGTTGTTATAACTTCTTCTGCATTTAAATTTTTTAAATTGTCTGGTATATAATCTACAGTATCTACATCATCTGTTAGCGTAGTTGGAATTTTTGGATCGTTAATAATGTTTGCAAGATCAGTATCTGGTGAAACATCTTTAGGAATTTCTATGTTTTGAATATTTGGAGAATCTTTAGTTCCTGTAAAATTAGCTAAAACTTTTATTCCAGTTTTAGATTCTAAAATTAATTTTCCTGCTTTTGATATTCCTTTTAATGCTAATCCACTTCCTATAATAAGAGGAGCTAAAGGACCTGTTAATGCTCCTGCTAACATCATACCTTCACCAACAGCACCTACTCCAACTAATCCAGTTTCAATTCCTTTACCAAGAGCTTCAGCTTTTTTTCCTTCTTTTGCTAATTGTTCTGTTTGTGTAAATAATTCAGGATAGGAAGGAGTATATCCTTTGCCTCCTACAATATCTGGTCTAAAACCAAATGCTTCTGCTAATGAACTTCCTGTTAATAGATCTAATCCTAATTGTTTACCATAACGTAAAATTTTTTGTGCTTGTTCTTTTGTTAAATTAATATTAGCACCAGCTAAATAATCTTCCATTCCTGTATCTGTAATACCAGTTGGAAACTGCATATTATTTTTTACAGGTTGTTCTGGTGTCTTTGCTGCTAGTTGTGTATATAATTCTTCTTGTTTCATTATTATCTCTTATATATATTATACCACTAAACTCTCCAATATGCAACTCTTTTTTTATCTTTTATTTCATCTTCAAATTCTGGGTCATCAGGATGTGTTAATCTCCAGGATTCTTTCATATAATGTATTGCCATTGTCATAGCATCTACTTGGTCATCATGAGCTGCATTTGGAAATTGTAAAAGTTCTGTAAATAAATCATCACTCCACTTCTTATGTTTTGGTAACCAGACACGACCTGCCTCTATCATTGGAGAAGCTGCATGTACTCTGGACACTTTATCTTTATCTGGAATATAATCTTGTACTGGTAAGCCACCTCTACGCATATCTTGTATTAAAGACTGTCCAGATGCTTTCTTTTCTACTATGCATATATCAGGCCGATACTCGTCATATAAAAGTTGAGCAATTCTACGTAACTCTGGATACTCGTAACGGCCTTTCATGTTACCAAGTAGAATTAAGTTTGGAACAAAACTCTCATACCCATGCTCATTCTCTTCATATCTAGAAAATATTCCCCATGTTTGTATTACACTGTAGTCTGCTGTGGTTCTGGTAGAAAATGCCGTATCATACGTTTGAATAATAAAATCACAAGTTGGTGGTTCATCATATTCCCACCATTGTATCCATTTTTTCTTTATTAAACCACCTTCGTCTGGGGTAGGATCCTGCATATACAAAGCATTCCAATATCTAGCTCCATTTGAGGCACGTATTTCCTGTTCATCTATTCTTAAAGAATCATTAGACTTCCATTCTGGAAAATAACTACTACCTTCAGGCAACTGTAGTAACTCGGCACTGGCAGAATCCAGCCATGCAGGAATTCTTATAACTTCCCAAGGTAAGATAGTAGAAAACTCGGACTCTTGTTTTAGTAACCATCCACATAAATCATCATAATGGTACCGAGTATTAATAATTAAGATACTTCCATTAGGCATAATACGTGTTCGTAGTCCTGCAGGGTACCATTCTTTAATATATCTTCTTCCTGCTTCTGAATAAGAGTCTTCTTCTGACATTACGTCATCAAGAATTGCTATATGTGCTCCTCTTCCTGCGATTTGACTCTTGACTCCGGCTGCATAGTAGCTTCCGTTTTTGTTTGTCTTCCATTTTCCTGCTGCTCTAACGTCTGTCCGAAGAGAAACACCTTTAAATATGTCTTGAAAAGATTTAGTCGATACGATATCTCTGACAGACCTGCCAAAATCGCTAGAAAGCTGGTCGCTATGACTGACTGTAAGTATCTCATGTTGTGGATTCCTTCCTATATACCATGCTGGAAACAATTTAGAGCAAATAACAGACTTGGAACTACGTGGAGGCAAGAATACCATCAGCCTTTTTATAGTTCCTTCTTCTAATTGTTTTAATTTATTGGATATAACTTCAATATGCCTTCCCATTTGCCAATCTGAAACTAGTGTTGGAGCAAATCTACGTACAAATGTAAGGAAATCATGTTTAGAATGATACCTTATGTTGTTATCCAGGTGCTTTTTAAACTTTATTACCTCTTCCATATCATAATTATAGCATAGTTTTTTATAAAAAGCAAGTAAAAAGCATGCTTATATATAATATTATAAGTTATATATAATTATATATAATATATATAACATATATACTTTATAATGTCAAGTATAATAATAATAATAAATAATAATAATTATAATAATAATAATTTATAATAATATATATACTATATAAACTCGGCTCATGTCTAGTAACCCATAGATTTTTGTGCATATGTCTCACTTGCATATATATATAAGCAAGAGTGTGTATTTTTTGTGTGTACCCCTAGCACTTGCAAGGCCTTACTATTTAGATCTAAAAAAACTATCTTTTATTTATACAGGTCTATTGAGAATTATTCTCATTTATTAGCTAGTCTATAAAGTTTAGTGATGTTGGCCAGTGTGTGATTATATATTATATAATTGCTTATTATACAAGGGTTTTTAATAGACCTGTATAGACAAGGCAACCAATACAAAAACCTTATTATATTTACTTATAAACCTTATTGTCTATTATTATGACTATATTATTTAATATTTTACTTGCATTCTTTAAAAAAATATAGGACAATAAATTATTATTAATTTATAAAGAGGCAATATATGAAAACTAAATTAAACACTATTAATAAAGAGGATTGGAATAGTCGCAAGGCCTTTGGTATTAGTGGTTATGATTCTTTTGATAAGAAAAAAAATAAATATATATTTAAATATGAAATTGTTTTATGTTTTGAAAATAGTTCAGGTTATTATAAACTAACAAAAGAAAACCCTGCTTATGCCATAAACTTGTCTCATGATGAGGCACAGAAAAAAATGGATAAATTAAATAAACTTATTTTTAAATTAGATCCTAAAGAGGCCGACAAGATAATTATTTCAACCTTTAAATAATAAATAAATTTATAGAGCTATCAAATATTTGGTAGCTCTTTTTTTATGATCTAAAAGAACAAAACAAGAACGTCAAATAATTGACACTTTCTAGGATCTAAAAGTCAAATAATTGACACTGTCAGATAATTGACACTTTCTAGGATCTAAAAGTCAAATAATTGACACTGTCAAATAATTGACACTTTCTAGGATCTAAAAGTCAAATAATTGACACTGTCAAATAATTGACATTATAGGAAAAACTAATAGCATTTATAAGTTTACATTATAGTTTTTTTATGTTCTACTATTATTATCATTAACAATAAAAAGAGGTAAAAAATGAATACTAATTTTAACACAATAAAAAACGATCGCTGGAAAAACAGAAATATAAATAGATGTTTAAAAACTGGCCAGTGGAGAACTAAAAACGTGTGGAAAAAATTAAGAATAATAGCAAAGTTAAAACTTAAAAGTATGATATAAGTTTTAATATTATAAAGGCCTATATATTTTATAGGCCTTTATTCTTTTAATTAATGATAAGGTTATAAAATGAAAGTAAGATTTACAAGAATTTCAAAAAATAGAAAAACTGGTTTTATTCCAGTTACTACAAGCGAGGAGTCAAGCTGTCCTTCAAGCTGTCCTTTAAAAGATAAAAATGTTTGTTATGCAAAAAGAGGCAAGGCCAGAATGATCTGGCAAGAAGTGGCTACTGGCATTAGCAAAAGATGGGACAAGCCATTTAATAATGATTATGATTCTTTTATAAAAGAAATAAGAAGGTTGCCGACAGGTCAATTATGGAGACATAATCAAGCAGGTGATCTTGCTCATACTGGCAATAATGAGACAATAGATTTTAATTTATTAAAGCAATTGGTAAAAGCTAACAAAGGTAAAAATGGCTTTACCTATACACATAAAACAAAACAAAAAGAAAATTTTAATAAAATTAAATATGCTAATGAAAATGGTTTTACCATTAATTTATCATCTAATAATTTAAAAGAGGCCGATCAGTTAAAAAAATATAACTTGCCGATAGCTACCATTGTCGGATCTAAACCAGTTACTACAACACCTGACGGCCATAAAATAAAAATGTGTCCTAATCAAAAGAATAAAAGTATAACGTGTGAACTATGCAAGTGGTGTAGTAAAAGCAATAGAAAGTTTATAGTGGGGTTTTTAAAAGATTAATGAAAATATTTTTAATAAAATTATTTATATTTTTTTCTTTACTTTGGTGTATAAGTTGGCTATCATTTTTTATATATCATTTTTTATATATAAATTTAGGAGTATAGGAAAAACCAATAATAGATATAGATTGTAATTATATATAAAGTAGGAGTAAAGTAGGAGTAAAGTAGGAGAATAAAATTATGGCTAAAAACAATATAGAATATGTAGGAGAAAATGAACCTTTAACAAAAAAGACTTTGGATATGTTTCATGATGTTTTATGTAAGTTAGCAAGTTTAGATACCAAAATATTATCTGACACTGATTACAGACAAATTGAAGATATCTACCAGTCTTTAGAATGGAAGTTTAGAAATGAGTAATATATACAATGAGTTATGCAAAGAACAAGTATATGAGGAGATAGTACAAAACTATATAGATAAAGGATATACAGAAGAAGAAGCAAAAGCAAGAGCAGATGATTATTGTGAAAAGAATAAAGATTTTTGGATTAGAGGAGATTAATATGGTTAAAAATTTATTTGGAAAATCAAGAAAAGTTGAAGATCCTTATGCTACTTACAAGCTAGGTAGTTGGGAATGGAGAGTTTTAAAAACCTATCAAAGAAAAGATAAGGAAGATACCAACCAATACTCTAGGTGGTTTGTTGCAGTTAGAACACCTATGACCTATGGTAGTTGGGAGATGGGAGATACTTATATTAAGGATATTATGGAACAAAAACCAGAATTAATACAAGCTACTGATGAGTGGAGAGATAGCTATGGTATTCAAATAAATGATAGAATTCAGGTGACACTATGAGTAAGTATGAAAAAATAGAATGGTTACACTTTGCTATATCAGAAGCAATCAATGGTAATACTGGAGAACTTACTAATGCGTTACAAATAATTGAACAATTAAGAGAATTATATTTAAAGGAAAATGAAAATGCGTAAATGGAAAAGCACAAGTATAAAAATAAATTCTGCTACTGAAGAAATGGTAAAGTCTGCATTGAAAGATGGTTGGAGATTTGACTTGCTCTCTGATGGAGAATATTTATGCAGATGGAATAGAAACTTTGATGATATTATGGAGCATATACATAGCATAGATGGTATTGTTGAAGTACATATAGAAAAAGAAGGAGAGAAAACTGATTGGTGTAACATTATACTTCACAACGGCGATCCAGACTGTGAGATAGCAGACTGTTATGTTGATGGCTATATAGATAAATGGTGTGATAGAACAGAGTTTGGACAAAAGAATGTATAGTTGGAAGGATAAAAGAATAGGCCGTTTAAATAAAGAGTTGACAAAGTTTAGAATAAGTTGTTATAATATGCCTCTGGACGAAACAAGATACTTTGATGAGTATCAGAGTATCTTGTCCTCGTCAGCAAAGAGTGAAGAAGAATATTTAAATAATAAGGAGAATAAAATTGAGTTCAGACACAATTAGGAGAGAAGAAGAATTACAAAAGCTTACTAAAAGAATTATATCAATATCAAATATTTTAGGAGAGTTGACAAAAGAAGTAAATAGTATTAATAAAATAACACAAGATCTTTTACAAAAAGAAATAAAAGACTTGCAAGAGTTAAATGAATTTGCTAAAACTTATGAAGAAGAAAATAAACAGGTAGCATAATGAAAAAATATAAATGGATAGTATGGGTAGGGGGAGTAGATGATTACTTCAGTACCTATTGGTCAGCAAGAACATATGCTGAAGCTATGCTTGAAGAAGGGTATGATGATGTAAAAATAGAGGAAAACAAATGAAAAAATATATACACATAAACCAACACAAGATTCGTTCCAATCATAAGAACAATAAGAGAGAACCTGTGATTACTGTAAAAACATACAAGAGTAATACCTATGGTCATCAGGTGCAGATACTTGGAGAGTGTAAGGTGGTGTATAGTCCAGACAAACCTCTGTCCTGTGGAGCTAGAGTATGGATAGAAACAGATGCAGAGGTTATAGTAATTCCTGATTTCGCTGATGTGAAAGAGGGATAAATGTGGTTTGTTGAGGGTTGCCCTAGTTCTTCCACTAAAAAAAAGAACTAAATTGCGAGTAATGTTTTTGGTAGTTTTTAAACTCTAAAAGAAAAAACTACCACATAAAAAAGGAGAATACAATGAAATTAAGACAACAACAAGTAAGTAAAATAGACCAGTTGTTTGATGCGTTGGAAGAAAAGATAGAGCAAATGGAACAACAAGATTATATGTCATTTGATTTAGGAAAGGATCTGCAAGCGATTTCATTTATGCTTGATAGATTAAGAGAGGAGATAGAAAAGAAATGAGAATGGTATGGTTATTAATAAGTGGTATATGTGGGTGGTCTGGATTTAATATTATTATTAATACAGAGAGTGATGCCGGAATTGTGTTTGGTGCTATTGGTCTACTACTTGGAGCATATATGTTATATTTAGGAGTAAAAGATGACACAACAAACTAAACATCTAACACCACGAGAGCATTGGGAACTACATCAAAGTCTATGGAATATGCTAGGTTGTGATATGCAAGTATATAAACAAGATTCTGATAGGATAATATATATTGACAAGAATAGTAAATGGGCATATAAGTATGAGAATGGAGTTATAGATAGAAAATTACAAACTAATCCAGATAGGAAGTATTTATGAGTAAAATATATATTAGAAAAGTTTATGAAAATAACAAACATACTATTTCTTTTGGAACAGATGATGATGTTAAAGATTGGAAAGAGCAAGAAAAGGAATGGATAGAACAAGATTTTTCTGTGGCTGACGATAGTATAAAATTACTTTGTGAACTTAAAAACAATAATTTAGATGTGGTATTGCAAAAAATTAATGAGGAGATTAGAGATGCCAACAAGTGCTAAAAAGAAACCTACTTGGGCATGGATATATGGAGATGAGTTTCCAGAGTTATGGGAACACTTTGGCTTTCCATATCCAGACCCAGACGATAGGATGAAAGTAAAGTTTGTTAAGTATGAATCAAAAGTGCTTTCATCACAAAAATGGAAAAAGGAGATTCAACGTGGCTAAAATAAGAAATGGTAGATTTATGGATGATGTTTATTTAAGTGCAGATGAATACATAGAGTATACTTCTGAACAAGCAGATAATATTATGCAGATGAAATTAGGTAAAGACTATGATAACTATATTGTTTATGATGTAGATGGTAACTCAAGTTATACTGAAGAGGGACAAAATATATTTATAATGGTATTAGATGCAGTAGAACTATGTTTATCTGATGTAGGTATATACAATGAGGAGAATAAAGATGAGTAATATTTTATATGGATATAATGCAAAGACTAAAAAAAATTTTATAGTTAGTGTTGAAGAAATTTGTGTTGCTATAAATAGTGGAGATGGATTTTCTGATGATTATTATATTTTTATGACAAAGAAAGCTAGAGATCTACATATCAAGGAGAATAGAGATGGCTAAATATACAATCTATGCAAAGAAGGTGTATTACTATCGTAAAGATATTAATGCTCAAGATAGGAAGAGTGCAGAAGAACGAGGCCGGCAGTATGAATCTAAAGATAATGCAGAAAAATTATTTGAACCTACTGTTGAGGAATTTTATATAACAAGTATAGAGGAGAGTGATGATGATACAGACTGTTAAAGATTTAATAGCTGAATTAAAAGAGTGCAATCCGGATTATCCGGTGTTTGTTTATTTTAATGATGACATAAGAGAAATAACTTTAGTGGATAATTCAATGCAAGATAGAGTAGATATTAACATAGAGGAGAGTGATGATGAGTAGCATAAAAGAATTAGAATGTAATCGTTGCGAAGGTAAAGGATATTATAATTTAAGTGCTAATTATGACGATATTGACAGTAGAATAGAATGTGAAAATTGTTATGGTTCTGGTAAAAATCC